ATTCACCTGCCAAAGAAGATGGAGCCAAAATCTTTAACACAGTATTATTGTCTGTATTCATTCCTATTGAGTCTAGCTTCATTGTTGGACAAAACATTAAAATTTTATCATTGTATGCAATTGATGGTGTTGAGCCTAATACCTGATTTTGGTTTGCAAGATCTTGTCGATTTAAACCTTGTGTTTCAAATTTCATCATATTTCTATTAAAATACATTTGATTTTCACCTGCTATAACAAAATCATTGTGCTTATACGTTAAAAGAATTTCAAGTTCTTCACGTGGAGATTCAATAAATTCATTAAAATTTCCAATGAAATTAAAAGAATGCAAAACAGCATGAAAAGGAGTGTACTCAAGTAAGACTTCTTTTGCTTCAACTATGCGATCATCTGATAAATTTTCAATTTCCAAATCAACATTATAATTGCTACTTATGCAATAAGAACAAGGATCTATAAAGTCGCGATCTATATCACATGGAACTTTAGAATTACGAATGCTACCATTATATTCTTCCATGTTGTAAATGTTTTCGCTATATGCGAATTCTGTTCTTATTTTTCCATAAGTTATAAAATCAAAATATGGATGTCTTGATGGTATAATCAACTGAAACATTGGATCTTTTTCTGAAATGACACGAGTGTTCCAATTCTTTAAAGGATAAATTTGATCTTTTTCATCCCTTAAATCCATTAATGGCAAAGATCTTAAATATGTTTCGGTTGATTGTTTTCCGGATGGTATATTTGCATATTTGTATAATACGCGAATTTCATCACCATCATTTAGCGTTATCGGATTTACAATTAATTCATCTCCAATCCATGTCATTGTTGTCAATCCATCAATTGTATTGAAGCTAACATAGTTTGAATTTAGTTGCGTCCAGTCTGTTGTTCTTCTCCAAAGTTCAAAATTCTGAGAATCAAAAGGAAGTGCGGTTTTTTCTAATATGAATTCTAAACTTGTTCCGTCATAAAAAAAGGATTCCTGCCATGTATATGAAGAAGTGACTTCCCATAACTGTGTGAATTCAAGTAATTTCATTGCAGCTTGATCAAATGCTTCGGCAAGAGCTTTTTTTGTACCCTTCATTTTGTATAAAGGTATCGCCCTTTTGATTTGACCGCGCCATCTTGTTGGATCATCTGTTTTTAATTTTAAATTAAAAAAGTTTGACAAATATGGTATTAAAGCTTCGTGAATAGAATTTGCGTCTTGTAAATCTACTATCTGATTCGCTAAATCTTCTAAATATGTAAATCCCATAGCTACCGAATCATTAAATTGATCTAAAACACAAGGTGTTTGATCGTCATTCGAAATGACCATCTTAAACATTTCTGGTGTATATCGATCAAGTAGTGTTTTGTATTTTTTAGGATCTGTTCTATGTGTAGGCAAACTTGTTGTTACAACCGTATCTCCCATTAAAGAAAACCTTTGATGTGACGATAATGTTGATCCCGCTATGTTTGGAGTCCATGTCCAGCAAATAAAATAATCGCCTTCTCTAACTCCTTCTGGTTGCCATGTATATTGAAAAACTCCGTAAATTGGATTTCCGTTTTCATCTGTTTCGACTAATTCTGCAAACGCATTGGTCAAATCAGTGGATAGCCAAGCAGGATATAAATCATCGCCAACAATTTTTACTGGAGATGCTTCGTTATAATAAAAGTCATTTACACTTGCGTTGCTTTCGGCAATCGCTCTTAAAACCTTTGAGCTAGAAATGTTTTCAGGAGTAGGATTGGCGCAAGCAATTGCCTCAGCAACTTCAGCGGCTTTAATCTGATCTGTAACATATGTTTTATTTAAATAGTTACTAGTGTTTCCACTTGTGTAATCTCTTTTTACGTAATAAACCACAATGCTATTGAGCTTATAGGGATTTGTAAGAAAACATCCATTGGCGTCCGGAGTCAATAGTGTAAAAACTATTGTATCTGAAATCGAGGGATTTTGATCAATTGTTAGAACTGCCACAAATGCTCCTTATTGATAGGTGAATACGATGTCATTCGTACTAGGTCGGATAATTTCATAAAAGTTTGTAGTTATATTAGTTCCATCTTGTGGAAAGTTTACAGCATTGAAGTTAATTTCAAATCTATCTATTTCTTTAATATCGGAAAGCGATTTCACAAGATCAGAATCACGAAGGGTTTGACCATAGCTCCATTTAGACAAAGCAAAAAATCCATCTATTCTTCTTTGTATCTTAATTCTTAATTCGTCTTCAAATTTTCTATAAGATCTATTTAAAATAACATCAATATTTATGTCAACTGAAACTATGCGACCATCTCTTATGCAAACAAAATCAGTCATCATTTTTAAAGATTCAATATATGACTGCAAGTCAGATTTAAGTTCGCTTGAGGCTGTTTGTAAGTTATTGGCTCCATTTAAAGCTAGCACATATATGTCAACAATATTGCCAGAACATCCATAATTTCTTAAAACTGCGGTCGATTTCCCGATCTGACCTTGATAAGGAGTCGCAAATTGATCAGATAAAGTTTTATAATCCAATCCTGTTACCGCTCTGTTTTGAGTTCTTACATAAGCTGGCAATTTGTTTTTTACATCATCGATTGTATCGCCATCATATCCAAATTCGCCTCTTGTATAATTGCTGAATGATACAGGAACGCTAAAAGATAATCCTGGAAGATTTATAATTGTTTGATTTGTAATTGTTCCGCTTACGATGTTGCCAATAGATCCACCACCTATCCTATATGTGATAGATACAATGCTTCCTTGTGATGGAATTAATCCTGCTCTATTATTCCCAAAAATTACATATGCATTATAACTAGAATCAAATTCTACTCTATATTCTCTTCTTGGTTGAGAGTCAGTAAAAAAATCAACCTGATCCCAAATTACACCATCAACTTGAACCTTAATAGAATCATATATAATAGGCGAATCTGGAATTACGATTGTTTGACCAACTGATCCGTCGCCAACTTGTTCAAAAATAGAAGTTTTTCCTTCAAGACCTATAACGCTTGCGTTAACAACACTTCCGGCTGGAATAATTATATCTTGATCAAAAATAGGGTTATTGTTTGCGTCAGCAGGAAAAAGCTCAATGTCTATTTTGGAATTTCCAGTGCTAATGCTTAAACCAAACGGAGAAGGTATAGTAACATCAATTGCTAATGTATTGTTTAAAGAAGCTGTCCACATTGATCTTGCTGCTATTGGAGGCTGTGGTTGAAATCCAACTAGTTTTGCAAGTCGAAAAGCATTTTCTGTTTCTGTAACTGTGTCAATAAAAATTTCATTTGAAATTTGATCCATTTTGAATGACAAAGTGTCTGCAATAAATGCCCAGTTTTCAATGAGCATAATAGCAATAGATGACTCTACAAAATCAGAAAAATCTGTACTAAATTTTTGTTTGATAAAATCAATAAGTCGTGTTTTCATCGACCAAAAATCTTGATTTGTGTAATTTAAACTGAATATGTTTGGAGTCGTTATGACTTGCGATTGTGTATACGGCGTAATGTCAAAGGGGCAGTTGTTAGATTGTGCCATTATGATCCTCCCAAAGGTACTTCGAGTGTTAATTCTTGAACTTGCTTGATGTCTTGTGGATCAACAAAAATTATTCTAATAAATAATATGTGTTCAATTTCTGTTTGATTATCTAAGTTATTGATTGAACTTTTATCTATGGAAGATGTAACTTCTATGTTTTGAACAGCAATACGTGGCTCCCAACTCTTGATGGATTTTATAATCATGTTTTTGGCTTGAGTCTGCAAATATGGATCATTTGGCTCAAACAATAAAGATCTAAGAGGAGTTCCAAAATCTAAATTCATAACTCTTTCACCAGGATTTGTTAGCAATAAAACCAATATGTCTGATTTTATTTGATCAACTCCCTCTTGAGAATAAAAATATCCTCTTGGATCTTTTTTAACTGGATATGGTAAACCTTGAAATATTCGCATTTTTTTAACACCCAGCGCCTTTAACAAATGGAGATAATTGAAACATAGATAGCGTGCTTGCGTTTGCTGATGTGCTGGCAAAAACACGGTCGCTTATTTTCACTGTCCCAGTGGTGTAGTCATAAACAATTATTGCCCCAAAGCACGGTTCGCTAGCTCCTTCGCCACCACATCCATCCTGACCTTGTTTTCCAGTGCAATCTTGTCCAGCCAATAAGAAAATTTGATCTTTTGCAACAAACAACTGTGCTTTCTCACTAACATTGATGTAATAATCTTTTGTTGATACAAGATTGTTTCTACTTACAAATTCAACTTTGTCAGCAGGATTGTTGTCTATGTCGCCAACATAGGTAGCATGCGTGTCATAAGTTTGACATACATAATTACCACCAGCCCTTAAAAATATAACACCTGGTCCCGATGCCGCCTCTTGCATAAATAACTTGTGCGGACCACGAACTGTATTGTCCTTCTGTGGACATAAAATTTGTATGTATTGTTGCTGTGTTTCTTCTTGACTAAAGTTATCTTGAAATTCCATCTGTAAGCCATACCCAGTTCTGATTCGCACAAAAGCTTTTTTGGCTTTTGGAATTGGTACGCCACCTTCCATTCTACAAGGCGCACATTGTTCAACAGATTCATCAACCATGTCAAAAGTGTGATTGCTAGTGCTTTGAAAGTGAATTCCTCTTTGAGGTCCACCAATATTAGGAGGACAACTGGCGCAGTCTTTTTGCGATTCTGTGTGATCATTTAATTCAATTTTGTTACCACAAGCAGATAAAATACGAATGTAATTGTTTTCACCCCTTAATGCAGCACCTTCGTCGCCAATTACTCCTT